TGGGCGGAAAATTATAAATGCCATCATAAAACATTTTTGCTCCGGGGGTATATCCCAGTGATGTGGGGGTTATATCAACTGTCTCACCCCCTTTCTGTGCCACCTTAAAACGGTTGCCACCGTCATACTGCCCCATAATAGTAACAGTCCCGCTGCCGTTGAGGTACAGTGTGCCGCCGCCAAAAATATCACCGCAATTTGCAATGACTACGCTGCCGTCTTTTGGCACGGCAACAACACCGTCAGCGCCTGCCGTGCAATCCGCATTCACCGTGGAAATGTACACAGGGGCACTGCTATCGTTTCTTACCGCAAAATATGGATATCTGCGGTCAAATGTTACGGTTGTCACGCCGTCAAGCGTGACGGTTGCTTCTCTTGTACTAATCATAAAATTCACTCCTTTTTAGGTTTTAAAAGTCTCATAAAACACTTTTTCTGCCTTGAGTAATTCCGCTGCAATGGACGGGTAACGTGATACTGCGCTTGGCGCAGCGTATCCATAGCCGTTAGATACTACATTGTTGCCAACCGCATATATGGTGCTTGATGTACTGTTAGTCTGCTCATCGGTGCCCGTCTGTTCATCGGTTGCGGAATCATAATACGTATATTTATACTTATACGTTAGGCTAAGACCAATCTCATTAGCCCCGTATTGTCTCGGCTGTGCGGTTGCGCTGGCTTCGACCAATTCCCATTCTGACAAATTTACCTTGTGGATTATACCGGATTCGGTGTCATATACATACGCCCATTGATTCCAGAACATATTAAACGTAGAATACGCCCCATAAAATGGGACATTGTTTTTTGAAACGACCTTGCACAGCATTCCATAATTATACCGTACATTTATGTTATATTGCGCATAGGTGGTGTTGCCGCTTTCTATATAGCCCAACGTATTATCAGCATGGACTTTAACGTCCGTTCTATAATCCCCATAGCTCAGACTGCACGCAGTAGGCAGCGCCGCCAGCTGTTCCAATGTCAGAAAACCGCTGCTCTGCGACACATCAACCATCACAGGCGCAAATCCCACATACCCCTCAGCCTTTTCAGCGTCGGAAACATTGTATGTGCCGTTTTCCGTTATAGTTATGGGCTTGACCTTGCCGCCGGAACCGCTGTTCATCTGCGCTAAAATGAGTGAACTGACAATATCATTCACCGCCGACATAGCTTAACGCCTCGCTTTCCGTAATCTCTTCAAACGTAACAACTGGATTTGTCCTTACATTACCCGACCCCTGCGTTTTTACAGTGAGTTTTCCGTATTTTGAAGCCTTGAATATCATAAAGCTTTCATTTTCGGAAACCACTTTTGTTACAAACGGAGCTGCAAGAGCTTCATATGTAAAGTAGTCCTCGCTGCATACGTGTATCTCAACGGGTACGCCTTCAATGGGCTGATAATGTGTGCGATCAAGTTCTTCCACAATAAGCCCTCCTTACAGCTTGACCTTTGTGCCGTCACCGTTTTTGTTGACAAACCAGTTGCCGTGAACAGTCCCTACTTTAACGCACTGTTCAAGCAGTCGGTTCATCTTGCTGACGTATGTTGCTTCACTCTCGTTTATCTGGGCGGCTGACAGGCTCGCTACGGATCTCAAAGCGCCAAAGCTTATAATTATCGAGGTGCATCGGTAGGGGCTTGTCTTGCCCTCAAAATGCGCCTGTCCGCACACTTCAATGTTGCTGCTTATTACCGCCTTGTCAACGGAAAATGCCATGTAGTCATAATATCCGCCGTCTGTGCCGTAGATCTGCGCCGCAATAGCCTGCGCAACAGCTTCAAGCAGATAATCGCCGCTGAGAAAAAGAGTGCTTTTGTAATCTCCGCCGCAAAAGTTATAAATGTAGTTGTTGCGTGTGTCTTCAGCGTAAATGCCTGTTATCCTTTTGACGGATTTTTCTATGATCGCCGAATGTTCACCCTTGCTGACGTTTGCAGCACTGCTGCTGCTTCCAAAAGCAACAAATTTCAGATGATTGTCATTGCCGCAGTACCATACGCCGCAGTCCGCTTCCGACAGCCTTTGAAGAATGCTTCTCATGCTGCCTTTAAGGTCACTGTACGTTATCTTGCTCACTCTGGAAGTATTGCTGTTTCCACTGAACCCTGCCTGATTGGCAAGGTTATTGAGTACAAGAGAAGTATCATACTGCTTTTCAGTCTTTTTCTTCTTTTTGCTGCTTGAAGAGCTTCCTGAACTGCCTGAACCCGAACTGCTCGACCCGGAGCTGTCTGTACCCGATGATGATGTTCCGCTGTTCTCATTGTTTACTGTATCACTGCCATCGCTTGTGGTCGGATCCTCGTCATACTGCTTGTAATTGCTGTAGTCAAACGGAAGATCAAGCCGCTTGCAAAGGTCATATGCAGTAAAGCTTACTGATACGCCGTTAAAGTCTGAGCTGTCAATGTAGTAGTCAGGGAACTCCCAATCCTTGTAGTTTACAATGATATGTGCGCCCTGACCGAATTTGTTTGACGTAAACACATTACCCGAAAGCTGAGTTGTGGATACTCCGCTCGTTCCTATGCCGTCCACGCTTTTGGAAATGGTAATGCCGCTCAGATATTCTCCGGTGTATTCAGTGCCGTCAATGGTCAGCGTTAAATCGGATAAGCTAAAGACCGTCCAGGGGGATTGTATCGGTACTCATCGACAGCGATATATCCCATGTCTCAGGTTCTTCAATCGTAAGCTCACAGGATATGTCAGGTCGCTTGAATGTGGCGGTGTACGCCTTCGGCGTTGCGTATGTCACCGAAAGCGTGTCCGTTTCGCAGGCGGAGCATATCGCTTCTGCTACACTCTTCGGAACGTCACCCAGATTTGCGGAAATGGAGACCTTGCGCCCGATAAGGTCAGCTTTTTCCTGCTCATATATATTTTTGAACGATGCGCTGTCATATACAGGCTCAGTCCTTACTGAATATCCCTCTTCAAGATAGTCGCTGACATCTATCGTTCCCAGTTTAAGCATAACCATTTCAGTTTCCCTCCTGTATCTGGATTTTCTTGTTTTCCTCGTTCACGATCTCTGCAATAACACGCTTTCCGTCAGAAGTAAGTCTGAGGTTAACATCAATAGTCTGCGTGCCGCCCGACTTCTGCTGAGTGCTTTCGGTATTCTTGCTTTCAGTCTGTGTTGCAGTGACCGATGCAGCAGCCTTGTATCCGCTTGAAGAGTTGGTAACAGCCGCATTCTGTACGTCTGTCTTTATCTGCATATCAATACCTGTATTATCAAATATCGTCTGCAAAGCCTCTTCTATTTTGCCCTGGTCATTGCTTATGGAATTTACTATGTTATCCACAAGAGTATCGCCGATATTGCTTTCAGCCACAATGCTCGTTATGGTCGATGTAAGGTCAACAGTTCCATCGGAAATACCGTTGTTTACAGACTCCATAAGGTCATTTGCGGAGCTTTGCAGGCTCTTGAAGGCATCTTCCTTGTTGATGTCAAAGCCCTCAATGAATGAAAGCACAGTGTTCATTCCTGCGTTCTTGACATCATCTGAAAGCCCTGTAAAAAGCCCCTCTGCTTTCTTGATAAAGCCGCTCTGAAGCTCGTCAATATCGTTCTGATACCTGTTGTTTGCAATTTGAGTAGTGGTTTCGTCAAGCTCTTTGTAAGATGAATTGATCTTGTTGAACTCTTCATCACTCATCTTGTTCATCTGCTTGGCGAATACCATTGCCCGGTCAAGACTGAGACCGTTAAGCTCATCAAGGAGACCGTCCGCAAGCCCTCTCTTCTGGAGAGCTTCTATTTCCTTGGCGTATTTCGCCTTCTTTGCAATGTTCTCGATGGTGTAGGTGCTGTACGTCTCACCTGTTTTCTTATCCGTTTCGGTAGATACGGTAAATATGCTCTCGCCCATGAGCTTCTGCTTGTACTTGTCACGGAGCTTGATTATCTCATCATAACTCTTCTTGTACTCGTTTATCAGCTCGGTAAGATTGGACTTAACGCCTTTGATCTCCTGCTTTGCCTTGTCCTGTGCAGATTTGTATATAGTTTTTTCGGCACTGTCAAGCTCTTTCTGTGTAGCTTCACTGAGTTTGCGCCTGCCTGTTGCAACTTCCTTGGTGTATTTCTCGTAAAGCTCGCTTTCCTCATCAAGCTGATTGGCAATAGCTTCTATACGGTCATAATACTCGGAAGCTGAGATCTCTCCGTTTTCCTTTGCCAGCTCTGCAAGATAATGCTGGTGCTTTGCGGTAGCATCGTCCATCTTTTCAACAGAATTTGTTACCTGAACTGTAGCATCGTCAACACTCTCTGCCACAGTGGAAAAGTGCTTCTTTGCCTCTTCTTCTGACTGTTTTGCAGCGTTGTCGCCGAAATTGCCGCTAAGTCCCCAGCTTTCGCTGTTTTTTTCAAACTCTGTCTTGGCATCTTCTCTTGCAGCCGCCAGATCTTCGATAAGCTGTTCAGTATTGGCGATTTGGCTGTCAAAATACTCTTCAAAGCTCTTGCCGGAATGCTCATATTCTGTGCGCATCCATTCGGGCATTGCTGATGTATCATATATACCGCTTTTGCCAAACTCTTCAAAGGTGTTGTTCAGCTCACCAAGTTTCTTTGTAGCGTCCGCCGACATCTTGTTGATCTGCTCAACGGTCAGGTCTTTGTAACGGCTTACACGTTCTGCCTCTGCCTGTGCCATTTTTTCGGTGTAATCAGCATCGCCGTGCATGGCGTTGCTGAATGCCTCCTCCATGGCTTTGTACATATTTGCTCCGACTGTGTTCCAGTCATAATTTGCAATATATGACCCAATGGCTTCGCAGAAATCTACAGCAAACTCGATCACCGCAGGAATAGCTTCGATCATTGCAGTGTTCAGCTTGTCAACGATAACGGGTCCTTTTTCCAGCAAAACACCTATGGAATTTATCAGACCCTTTGCCAGCCCGATAATCAGGTTCTTTGCTGCTTCAAACAACTTGTCACGGTTGTCAAGCAGTGTGTCAGCTATGGTCAGTACAGCGTCCACAGCGGCGGGAATAAGCTCCGGGAGGTTGTTTGATATACCGTCAGCCAGAGCGATAAGTAGGTCAACAGCGCCCTGCGTAATGATTTCCGCATTTGAAAGAATAGTCTCGATAAGTGCTGATATAAGGTCGAGAGCACAGCTGACAAATGTGGGGGCAGCTGTGGAAATGACGTTTATAATGTCCTGCATCAGCGTTTGCAGTCCAGATGTTATCTGTTCGGTAACAGCAGGCATCTGCTCAACCACTTCATCAACAAGCCCCTGTAATCCGCCTTCCTGAAAAGCTTCATTCAGCGCATTGATGTAGTTGATAATAGGATCTGTATTAAATCCGGTATTTACCGCCTGCGAAATGCTTATGAAAAAGTCGTTCAGAGCATTTCTTGTCATTTGCAGCTTGCTTTCAGTGGTTTCATATCGCTTTGAAGCCTCTTCCACAAGCGCTGAGTGTTCTTCCCAGGCAGTGTTTGATGTGCCGATGGTTCTTGTCAGGAGGTCGCCTGCACTGCCGAGTGCAAGTATAGCATTTGAAAGACGGACTTCCTTTAATCCCATTTCATTAAGGATATTCAGAGCCGAGCCGCCGTTGTTGTTAAGCTCTCCCAAGCCTGTTATAAACGCATTTATTGCCTGAGTGCCGTCCTCTTTGAAGAGCTTTGTGAACTCTTCCTGCGTCATTCCTGCTACTTCTGCATATTTGGAAAGGCTCTTTGACTGAGTTTCTACAGCTGTCTGTACCTTTTTGATGAAGGTTGACATAGCCGTTCCGCCTGCTTCTGCCTCGATACCTACAGAGGAAAGAGCAGTCGAAAGTGCAAGAATACCCTGTTCGCTTATGCCTGCCGTGGTAGCAGTTGCCGCCAGTCGGGTCGCCATATTGACGATATCCTGCTCTGTGGTAGCATAGTTGTTTCCCAGGTCAACTATCGCAGAACCAAGGTTCTGATATTCTCCCGGATCCATCTTTGTGACGTTTGCGAACTTTGCCAATGCCGAAGCTGCTTCTTCCGCTCCAATGTTGGTAGAGTTGCCCAGGTCGATCATTGTTTTGGAGAATGATTTTATATCTTCGGTATGAATACCCAGCTGACCTGCCGCTTCAGCAACTGCCGAGATTTCCTCGACCGTTGAAGGCAGCTCCTTTGACATATCCCTTATCTGCTTTTCAAGGTCTGCATAGCTTATATTCGCTGTCTCGTCAACAGTCTTTGTAACGCCCGTAAAGGCACTTTCAAAGCTTACGCCAGCCTGCCAGATGTTCTGTGCAAGCTCAGTGGTCTTGTCGATAGTCTTTTCAACAGCGTCCGCAATAAGATGACCAAACGCATTTTGCATCGTAGTGCCAAGACCCGACACCGCATTTCTTGCTCTGCTTCCTTCTCCGAAAGCATCGTCAATATCGTCTCCCGTTCGGCTTGCTTGTTCACCTATTTCAGCCAAGCGGTCAGCAAGGTCTTTCATAGCCTTATCAATGGCTGTGCCGATAGAATTACTGATATCAGTTGAAAGACCGTTTATCGCCCTTTGAAACTTGCCGTCATCAGCATCAATTTCAATAATTACGGATCCATCTACTCCGCTTGTTGCCATTTTCGGCTCACCTCACTTCTCAAATGCGCCCGAGAAGCCTCTTTCGGTATGCCTCATCTCTCTCTTCCTTAGTCATGGGTATAGCCTTTTCAGTCGGAAGAGCATAAAACTCTTTAAGCTTTCTGTACCTTTCACGCTCTTTTTTGTTGCTGATATCGTTGAGATTGATGCCTCGATAACTCATTATCTTGACAAACTCGCAGTTCTCACCGAGATCGGCAAAATATCCTCTGAACAGCCACCAGTGCAGCTCGCATGATGTAAGGTCAATGCTATACTGCGCTCTGAATGCCGATGCAATGCGCTGTCCGTCTATCTCGTAATCATACAGCCTTACATTGCGCCTTGTAGCGCCTGCCCTGTTTTTGGAGCTTGTTATAGGCTCTCCGCAGCGGTAAAACCACCACATAGCCTTAATAGCTGCGTCCAGGTCATTGGGTATATTGCCCTTGTAAAAGCTTATCATGGCTGTTTTAAAGATCTCAGCACGCTTTCTCTTGTCTCTGCCGTTGTCTTTCAGCAGTTCGTTTTCAAATCGTGCCATACAGCGGAAATCCGTATTAACAGGAAGCTCCGCCCCTGCAACTGTTACAGCAGAGGGGAGCTTGTCAAAAAGAATGCGGCTCATATTATTCCAGCTTCATCTCGTTGCTGAAATCAGCAGCATTAAAGCTCTCTGTAATAGCCTTGATAAACTTCATATAGTCAAGCGCATCTGCCTTGGGAAAAAGTGCGTTGAAATCCTCTCCGCTCTCTTCAACAATGACCTTTACGCTTGCGCCGATGTCTCTTATGCCCTTGACCAGCTCAGGAATGGTCTTGAAACTCTTGAAAGCAGATACCTTTCCCTTTGTGCTTTCAATAGCTTCCAGAACATCAGCATTTGTAATGCTTACCTCAATATCAGTGCCGTTGTAATTTACCTTCATATAACTTACCTCCATTATTATATTTAACGTCCAAACCACTCGATTTCGAGGGGTTTGTGTGTTGTTTGAAACCTCTGAACAGTATAATTATTCGCTTACAGGCTCATAGGTCTTTTCAAAGATATCAGGCTTGCAAGGATACTGTTCTCCGTTCACACCAGTGATAATGTAGTCACCGACAGATGCCGTCATATCACCCTCTAATGTGTGGATAACAACTTCCTTATCAGTCCGATACGCCTCGACCACAACAGGCTTCTTGCGGTATTTCATTTAAATACCCTCCTTTACATAAAGCTGATAAACTCCACATCTTTTTCCGTAAAACGTGTTATGTCCTCACAAGATTTTTCGGAATAGTGGATAACATAACATTCATCGGGTGACATATGGAGATCAGCAATAAGGCAAATAGGCTCTTTATCTTTGATTTTAACAATAGAGCAGTGGTCTGCCTTTGTAAGTTCTCCACAGCGATTGATTTCATAAACTGATATACCATAAGACACAGCTGCGTTAAACTCTATTCTACAGCCTCTTGCAGATTCCCATCCCTCGCCCAGAACAAGAACATCGGCATCAGCGAGCAGTTCAAGTGATTTTGAAAGATACTTCAAAGGAATACAGCCATTCTTAGGGTCATAGTCCTTGAAATAGCTGTCAATTACCTCTACTTCGTCATCAAGTGTCTTTGTAGCTTTGATTATGTCTGCTCGTGCCGCAAGGATATCTTCTTCACTTTTGCCATTCATAGGCTGAGAAATAAATATTTTCTTCATGTTATCAATCCATTCTGATTGGTTAAAGATTGGTTAAAGATTGATTAAAGATTGGCTAAGATTTAATAAGTTTAACACTCATTCAACACGCATCTGAGTGTTAAAATGCGTGTTGGTAAGGACAATTATGTCACTACCAACAGTTTATAATGCGTGTTGAGCGTGTTATCCTTATAAGTTTATAACTCAGGTGCTGTCATCTGCATAGGTGTATTCAGTAGGCGCAGCGCCGTTCTTGGAAAGTGTAGCGGAAAATCCTGCATTATCGCCTGCATTACCGCCGCCGTCCTTATCAACAGCAATGGAGATCTTGCCCTTTTCGCCCTTGCCTGTTTTCAGTGAGAAGTAAACGTAATCAGTGATAACGTCAGAGCCTGTCTTGTACTTAACGCTATCCATATAGTCCTGAGCCTCATCGCCCTCATAGCGGTCAGCGGTGATGGTGAAGGTTCTCTGTGTGGACTTCTTGGTGGTGGACTTACCTGCCCTGATGTACTGCTTGTCGTTACTTTCGGAATTGAGTGAGCTGTCAACGCCCTCTGTATGTTCCTGAACAACAGCGTAATCAGCGACCTTTTCAGATGTGGAGCTTACCTTGATGGCAAGCACATAATCGTCAGCCATTACCTCACCCGTATAACTTGCGTTAGGGGTGTAATCCTTCATAAGATCTTTAAGAAGCATAAATCATTCTCCTTTTCATTAGTTTTTATAGGTCATTACCCATATCGACTGATATGTGACCTCTCCGTCCTCTGTTTTTCTGAACAGTGACGGTTGCTTTGTCATGCAAATATCTTCAACGGTAAATTCGTCAAAGACGGGCGTGTTGTGGATATCATCAAACCACTCCGAAAGCTGTTCATGCGGAATTATCAGATTTGCCTCAATGCCGTCCATCTGGACTGCTGACATTCTGTAATACACCGCAAATGATAACTCGCCCTTGTATTTCCCTCTGATATATTTCTTGACTTCTCTTGTGCCGCCGAGGGTTTGCAGCCACATTGCCTCTCCTGTCAGTGTCTGCGGTGCGCCGAAAGTGACATAGCAGGGAAGCCCGATATCGTCCTTATTCTCGTTGATACAGTTTACAAGCTGCGTCACGAGGAGCTTTTCAACACGCATATGCCCTCCGTTCAGAAATTAAGGAGCTGGGGAGCATTATCGACTATATACTGTAAGTCTCTTGCTCCGCCCGCTTTAAGGTAAACGTCCGTCCACATCATGCTTGCCAATGGGTGTACCGTTCTGGTTCTGTGCGGAAAATCATGGTCAGGTGCGCCGCCGTTTGCATAAAACTGATAACGTGCGTATCTGATATCATATACCAGATACGGCGTGCTGTCATGCGCTGACGGGTCAGCACTATCCATCAGATCGCCGCCGAGATATGGTGTGAACGTGTCAGCCCCCTTTTTCAGCTGCTGCTTCACAGCAGGATAAAGCTTGTCCTTGAACTGCTCCATTCGGTTGTTGATGCGGTTATAGTCAATAGTGACCCTTATCATCTTGCATTCACCTCAAAATGATGAATAGTTCCGTTGGGATTATAACGGATATCAACTGTGCTGATCTTAAAATCATTTCTGTTGCCCTTACCCTCAATGGAGGGCTTAGGGTCATCATGTGAGCCGAGTGCAATATAATCAAAACCCTTTTGCAGCGTCCACATTTTTGACCTGTCAGAAGCATTCTCGAATATCTCAGGATTTGCATATTCTTCGCCTTCGTCAGCTTCGGATATGCTCGGGAATATCATCAGATGCAGGCTGTCTGATACAGCACCGTGAGATGATGATGTGATAGCCCCTTCCTGCTGAATATATCTGACCGAGCGTAAAACGACCCTCTTATATTCCTGCGGGGCATATCCACCATTTATCGGCTTGCCGATTGACGGAAGCTTGTTGTACAGCGTTACACACTGCCTGAGCAAAAAAGGTGATGGCGTTCTCATAATATCACGTTCACCCCTTCAACAGCCCTTACATATTTCCTCAGAAGGCTTGCTACTATAGGGAAAAGACCGTATTCAGCCTGTTCAGCACTGTCCGATGTTTTGAGCGAATAGCTGTAGTCTCCTAAACTTTCGCTTGCAACGGACTTGTTGGCTGAAAGCTCCGTGTAATAGCTTATTCCTCCATTGGCTTTGCTCTGGGCTATCTGCAAGGCAGCTGCACGCTTGATTGTGTCATCTGCCTTGACATCTTCGCCTATGTATGCAGATATCGCAGTGTCCGCATAAAAAGAAAGCGTGTCAAACTCGCCTTCTTCGATTGTCGTTCCTGTGTTGAAACTGCAATATTCCGAATACGTAAGATATGACACGCTTTATCACTCCTTATCAGGCTTTCTTGTTGATATCCGCATTGCCTGCGCCGATGATCTTATTGTCAGCATTGATCTCAGCTACAGTGAGCTTGGTGTTGGAAGATGCTGAAACAACGATCTCATCACCGCTCTTGATGGAAGTCCAGCCGTTAAGCTCCTTGCCTGCCTCAACGTCCTGAACCTTTGCAGCTGCCTTGTAAACAAAGCTGTTGCCGCTGTCAGCCTTGGGGCTGATGGTAACTACAGAGCCGTTTGCGGTAGAGGAAGATGCTGTAGTGCTTACGTTCAGCAGTTTCAGTTCCTTTGCGCCTTTGATGGTGCAGATAACGTGACCATTGGGGTTAGGAAGAACAGGAACGAATACGCCTGATGCCTTAGTCCATACAGCCACAGGGTCGGGAGTTTTCCAACGTGTGAAGTACACAAAGTTGTTATAAGCTCCGCCTTCCACAGCAGAACCGCCGCTTCTTGCATCGTTTTCTTCGGGAGTAACGCCCCACAGACCTGTACCTACAGCGCCGTTTCTGTCGCCTACGTAAAGAATGAACTTATCCTCATCGAAAAGGCGAGCCTGGCAATCTCTGCCGTCTGCCTTCTCAAATTCGTACCAGTCATCGTTTACAGAAACAGTAAAGCCAAAGAGGGTGTTGAGCAGATTGTTAAGTCCGCTCAGGGTAATGATTACGCCCTGCATCAGCGCACCGTTTACAGCCTTCTGGATCTGTGTGTTCTGGAGCATCATATCCAGTATCTTCTGAGAAGTCATTGCGTGGGTGTATCTCTGACCCATTCTCTTGCCTGCGGAAACGATCTTGCGGAGGTCGCCGAGGATATCTGCATCAGCAGCAGTCCAGTTAAGCTCCTTGCGGTTCTCATCAGGAACGCCATAGTCGATTTCGAGGTCAACGTTGTTTTCCTTAATGGTCATCTTACCTGTGCAGAATGCCTCAAACTTTGCGACCTCTGCTCTGGTTCTTACAGCTCTTCCGAGGTTGCCGATATCATCATAAATGTAGTTGATAATATCACTGGGACGATTAACACGGCTGAGAAGTCTGCTCTCTCTTTCGGAAAGATTGAGTTTTTCCTTGATAAGGAGCTGCTCGATGCGAACAACGTCCGCTGTACGTCTCTTGCCGATATAAGCTTCGGTATCATAGCCGTGAACCATTGCAGCATGAGGAAGAGAAGGAGACTTTGAAAGTCTCATGTACTCAGCTTCAAGATACTGGGTTTTCATGTTGGGGAAAAGGCGGTCGCCGTCCGTTCCGATGTTCATAATATTGAGATTGGTACCAAACTCAATAAGATCATTCGATGTGATCTGGTCAAGAATACTCATGTTGTTTTACACCTCCATCAAGTATAAGCTCTGGTAAATTCGGGCGCATCTTCAAAGTAGATACCCTGTGCTTTGAGCGCTGTGATAGCTTCCTGTGTAGGAACTACGGGAAGTCTGTCCTTATAGACATGACCCGCAGTCATAACAGAGCAGGGGTAATTGCCCTTTGTAACGTCAACATCCTCAAACACAATGCCCTTTGCATTGCTGTCGTTTGAGGGAAAAATGGTGCCCGAACGGACAAACTTCTTGTTTGTCTCAGTTTCGGTAACTGCCATTGCCTGAGTTGCAGTGTTTGTCACACGTCTCATGCAGTTTTCGGAGGCAAGCCAGTTAGGCTTCTCGGTTCCGTGATATACAGTCTGGATAAGTGACATAAATTTTTACTCTCCCTTCGTGATATTGGTATTTACATCTGTTGCTGTAGGATTGTATGCCTTTGAAAAACGCTGGGCAGCAAGAGCGGCAGCGCTTACAGCGGAATTTCCGCCATTTCCTGCTGTTCCTGCAAAGTGCATTGAACCGGATGCGGGAGGCTGAGTGTCAGGCTTGCTTTCGACAACAAAAGCGCCCTTGTCTGCTTCAAACTGTGCCTTGTGGAAGTCGTCAAAGCCTACAAGCTTGCCGTCCTTGATCTCCATCTTCTTACCCTCTGCCTGAGACATATAGTAGTTTTCAGCAGATTTTGATGTAAACTTGATGCCCTTTTCAGCAATGGCAGCCTTTACAGCGTCCGAATATGTGCGCTTGTTGATGTCTGCAATAGCATTGTTATACTTTGTCTGCATCTCTTCAAGCTGCGTTTTCAGTTCGCCTGTCTTGTCATTCTTTTTCAGATCTTCAATATCCTTCACACTGTCACTGAGCTGTGTTTTCAGTGTTGTGATCTCGGCGTTAAGGGCGTTCACATCATTTCCGTTGAGAGCCATTATGCTTGAAATGACTTCATCGGAGGGGTTCAGGTCTTTAAGAATGTTTCTCAGTTCATCACGTTTCATTTTACATACAACTCCTTAAATTCGGTTACGTTTGTTTACGGGGTCTCGCCCCCGTACCTATCCGCTGTCACGCTGCGGACTGCGAAAAGCAAAAAAGGACTGTCGGCAGCCCTCGAATGCCCGTTCGAGAGACTGTCGCAGTCCTTTCATCATAATATAATTATACAACTTTACAATGCCTTTGTCAATGGATTTTATGCGTGTTGATGATATATTTTTGCTATTTTCTGGAAGATGTCCCTTTGACCGCCCCATCTGTTGTATATATCTGCTCTCTGGAATAATCACGAACAAGATCTGTATGCTCTGCAAGGTAGTCTCTAAGGTCTTTTTGCTTCTGACGTATCTTGGTATTCGCCGCCTTAATATCCGTATCACTTGCCCCAGTGCCTTCAAGAGCGGCTTTTTGACGTTTTGCGGCTCTTACCTGACGTTCATAGTACCGTTGCTTTTGAGTGTCCTCATAATGCCTGCGGTTTTCTTCTTCATCATACTCGGGATAAACAGGGTCAATGCCCGGAAAGTATGGATAAAAGCGATGTCGGCAATTCCAGCCGCAAAGTCCTGCACCTGTGCCGTAGCCTGTTGCATCGTAAAAATTTTCATACCCGCCAGAACCTGTCAGGCTGTATATTTTGCCCTGCCATACAAAATGAGAAGGTCTTGCGCCCCAATGTGATGAAACTTCCACAAGGTCATGCTTATAATCCTTCATGCGTGCCATTGTCATCGTGCCGGAAGTCTGAGCCATAGAGGTCTTGATATTTCTGCGCACTGCGACCTCTACAGTGTCAGTATGTCCGCTTTCCCAGTGTGTTATGGTCACGCCACGCCGAGCAAGATCAATGCAGGCTTCACGCACAGCCTGCGGAGTGGATTTGATACCCATTCTTGCCTCGAGAAAAACACGATTGACAGCGTTGTAATATTCTCTTCTTGCTGCCTTTGTCAGCGTTTCCATGCCGTTTCCTGCGTCCATCATGCGTGTGTTTGTAAGGTTTGACAGACCAAATTCAGCGTTGTCTATGCAGGATTGAAGCGCCGTCTGCACAGTAGGGGACATATCCAGCGGAAGGGGGTCAACAGTAAGCTGACCTTCTGCAATGGCTCTGCGGTATATCTCTTCATCTTGTGTCACTATGCTTAATCCTGCATTGGTGATGATATCTCGTATTCTTTTCTGAGATAAACCCGTATTTTGGCTGATGATCTGCACAGCTCTTTCATTGAGCAAATTTGCCTGTTCAAGCTTATAAACTTCAAATCGTGCTGTTTCAGTGAGATATGCCGCCTTATTTATCCTGCGGCATATCTCTTGTATCAGAAGATTTTCTATCTCAGACCAAAGCTCAACAAGTGTCTGAGCTTGATTATCAAAGAAAAACTCGTCAATCATGCGCCCTCACGATCTTTGAACCAATCCCTACCTGCCTGCTGTGCCTGAGAACGGGAACGTATCTCAGAGGCGAGCTTTATAGCTTCATCTTTGCTGTAGCCTCGTGTCTCCATGAAATACTCTGCTTCATCAATCAGTCCCATTTGATACTCTTGCATTGCAAGCGCTCTTTTTTCGTCTTTACTTTCCAGAACACTATCGTCCCAGTCACATACAACGGAATATTCGCCACTCGGAACTATACCGTAAAGGTCACACATACGGCTCATAGCACTTACCAGCTGCTCAATACTTCCTGTGAGAGCAGTCTGAATGCTTTCTATTGTCTCATGGTATCGCCGCTTGCTGTGGATTACCTCAGTAGCCGTCTTGTCAACGCTCTGTGGGTCGGAAATAACGCCAAAAGACAATCCTGCATTCTGCTCAATACGCTTGAAGATGTCTTGAAGTCTCGCTGACATGAAATCATTGCGCAGAGCAGGGGAGAACTCCTGCAAAGCTCCGTCATTTTCAAAATTGACCTGCTTATAAAAGCGGGACATAGTATAATCAATGCCGTTTGACATTTTAAAAATGCCGTTTGCGCCGAATACTTTTCTTTCGCCGCTTTTCATCTCGTAGGTGGTCTCTTCCCACAGCTCATCAGCTTCTTTGATAAGGTCAATGCTGTCTGCATACAGTGAAACGCCGAGAGGGCTGTCAACATCTATGCTGTTTGCAAAAGGATTACTGTAAACAGCATAAAGCGGAGACAGATCACTGCCGCTTATGGTAACAACGTTCTGATAATTCTTCCATTCGGGAACAGAGGAAAGTGCAACCTGAATGCCGAGACCGCCGCCTTTTGACCCTGACCTGTATGCAGAATTTTCAACAATGTACGTGCCGTTTTCTGAATGATGATACTCTATCCTTGTGTACCAGCCGTCATCACGCCTGAGCTTTTCTGCAAAAATGCAGGAAGTGAACACGCCCTGACCATTGACCTTGACAGGAATAAAATCCCCGATACGGACAGCACTTGCGAGGATATTATCACCGCTCATATACGGCTTGAAAGCCATATTGCCGAAAGCAATAGCCTGCTCAACATAAACAGGAAACTTCCGCATGAAGATTTTTAGCTGTTCGTTCAGAAACTTTGCCCTCTCAGATGTGCCATCAACGTATATTTTAGCCTCACTGCACACTGTACGTGTTACTTCCCTCGACAGCACCGAAGGGAGCCTCAGAGACTTCACCTGACCGCTTCTGAGCCAGTCTATGTATTCAGTGTTGTTTTCGTAGAGATTTTCAGCCAATATGAAATGTTTTTCCATTTCCTCAGAAATAAGGCTGTCTATGCTGCTTACGTTAAAATATGACGTGCTTGCCTGCTTTGAGAATATGCGTGTGAGTATATCCCTGATGTAAAATAAGATTGACTGCATTAAAATACACCTGCTCTCTTTTCTCGAGCGATGACCGTGTACATAAAATAGCGCATAGCGTCCATCGCATGGTCATTCTCTTTTATTACTTCATCATTGCCCTTAGTCTCGTCCCAAACATAAGCGCCAAACTCAGCAAACAGGTTCACACAGCTTGAATGGAAATGAACAACGCCGCTTGCGATCATCGAGGCTGTGAACCTTATGCCGTCAAGCACATCATTGTTGGCATCTCTGACTATAAACTTTCCGTCCTGCTTGATGACCGCCTTGAACGAGGCAGCGGACGGGTCAACAATAACTCTTTCAATCGTGTAGCCATTGGCAAACTCACACAGATCTTTATAATACTGTTCGTCCGTTTTCTGAACATGGTCATTTTCATCTGCTCGGCTGTTGTAGTAATATTCTTTGCACAATACTACGGGCATCGGGTCATTGAAATTTACACGCCACAGCTGAAATGCAGTCGGATTGATAGTTCCATAGTCAATGCTTATGTAATACTGCCCTCGCTTATCGTATTTGTCGATAACGTGCTTTTGTTTATCAAACATAGGATAAACAAGACCTTCCGCCTTGACCCACAAGCCGAGAATATAACGCTGATAGAATGCGCCCTTGTAAAAGCTCTCGTATTCTGCAAGCTTCTCAGCCGAGAGCGATGGATTATCGGACATAAGAAAATGCAAGTGCTTTGCTCTTTTCTTTGCCGAATCGAGTATCCATTCCTGATAGAACCAGTGAGAGGGATTTTCAGGGTTACAGTTGAACCAATACCTCGCACCCTCAACAGAGCATCTTGCCAGAGCCTGATTTACAAACGACTGCGGCATGAGCGCCACTTCGTCCAAGAAAACGCCTGCCAGTGTAATACCCTGAATGAGAGCATATGAACTTTCATCTTTTCCGCCGAATATCCAAAAATAGTTCGTCCTGCTGCCTTTGGTCACTTCAAGCATATGCGCCGTGCTGTTGTACTTCATCTTGTAATACTTTCGGGTATAACTCAGACCCATGAGTGGGCGCAGAATGTTTCTTTCAGCTGAACGCACTGTCTTTCCGCAAAGTGCAAAATTCATCTCATTGAAATTTTTAAACGCCCAGGTCAGGAAGCCAATCGACATACAGGTTGTCTTTCCGCTTCTGACAGCTCCGTCACATATCAGCGCTACATATTCAGGCTCATACATAAACTTGAATATTTCCATTTGCTTTGAAGAAAATCCGCTCATTCGCCCTCTCCTTTGTTGCCGAACATTTCTTCAAGCGACTTGCTTAACGGGTCATCTTCTGCTTCCGATTTTTTTAGTTCGTCCGCTTTCATTCTTTCTCGGCGCTCGATCTGTGCGGGGCTTTCACCTGCAAATTCGGCTATCATTCTTATTGCCGCCATTCTGTTCTGGGTCATTTCGTCCTGCTTGGAAGCAATATTGAAAAGGCTCTGCATAAGCAAAAAACGAGTGGTCAAAAACTCATCGCTGATATTCTGACCAAATCGTTTTCTTATCTGCTTTTTTACATCGTCTGTAAGCTCTGAGTTGAGAATAAGCTGAATGACCTCATTCATGGCTTTTTTTTCTTTCTGAACTTGCTGTGACTTTTTGCCGCCCTTGCTCTGGATTTTTCTTGCCTCTTCTGGAGACCGTTCATTCAGCGGAATAAAATTTTGCGGATTGCCCTTTTTATTCGCCATTTTAACACCGCCTTTTTTCTTTGCTTTTTCTTTGTTGTATATCCATAAAAACTCGCAAACTTTTTGTGCAAAAATTATCGAAAAAGCTTGACAATACGTGCTTTTTATGCTATACTATTATAAATGGTAAATATGACGGCAAGATGCCGCCATATAATGTGAAAGGAGAAATTTTTATGAAGGCTATCTCGTGCAAGCCCTGGTGGGCTAACAAATTTTTTGACGGCTCAAAGACCGTTGAATGCCGTACTTGGAAAACCGACTATCGTGGTGATGTGCTTATCTGCTCTTCGGGTAACGGAAAAATACCCGGACTTATTTGCAATCGTGCGCTTGTCGTTGCAAATCTCGTTGACATTGTGCCTTTTACCGAGAAACATCTTGCTGCCGCCGGAATGGTCGATATGCCCGAGGGTAATTGTTATGCTTGGATTTTTGATAATTTTGCAGATATTCTGCCGTTTACCGTCAAAGGTAAACTGCATATGTTTGATGTGGACGATGATCTGATAAAATATGTAGATTTTGATGACGATGATGACGCCGGAAAATATCTTGACAACATCATCGCCCCCATGACTTACAGATATCAGCCCGCCAAGGGATTTAAACCCGATGAAAAATACATCAACGACTTTTTCACCGCATTTAACTGCGGCAAAGAAATCTGGGCTTAATCTTTTTCACGACCGCAGCGCCTTACCTGCTCGGCAGTAATATACTCTTCGTATATTGGGACAGAGATGGATTTATAAAATTCGTCTCTGTCTTTTTCATCTTCAAACACGATCACTGCGTAAAAACTTGCATTGTTGCGCTCTTTCAGCTTTTCCATGCCTTCTTTACGGGCGCTTTTTATATCTTCCAGTTTTCCTTTTACCTTTTCAGCCTCTTCGACATTGCCGAGCTGAGAAAAACGGTCATCGCCGTCAAACATAAAATCGACATCGTAATCGGTAAAGCCTGCTTCTTGTAAGGTAAAACCGAAATCTTCTGTCATCTGAGCAAGCTTTTCAAGATCCCAGTCTCCCATCAAAGATTCGTTATTGAGCTGTGCATTTAAAATAGCCTCTTCTCTTTCGTCAATATCTACTACGCATACGGTAAGCTCATAATCCTGAGACTTTTCCAGAGTGTCAAGCTGTTCAAGCCTCTGGTGTCCGCCTACAATATTGCCCGTGCGTTTGTTCCATGTAATAGCCGACACGAGACCATGTTCACGAATGCTTTTTCTGAGCCTTGCTTTTGCGTTCTTATCCATAATACGTGGATTATACTCCGCATTTTTTATCTGTGAGCGATGAATGACTTCGGCATCAAACTTCTGATATTTTGAAATGCCGCCCTTTGCTTCCTTCTTACCTGCCATATTTCTCATACCTCAAAACCGCAGCTTCCGCATACGGATATAACCCCAAAATGCGTTCAAAGTCCTGCGGAAAATATTTTTTTACAAAATACAGCTCACGACCTTCAAGGGATTTGAAGGAGAAGTTGAGCTGCTTACTGTCCTCGCCAAGTTTAAGCTTAGCAAACTTGATATATTGCATTACCTCTGCTTTGTTCCATTCGGCAATGGGATAAAATCTACCTCGGGGCATATCAATGCTGCCTGAGTTTTTTATCATTGCGCGGCGGACGATACTGTCGTTTATTCTTTCGCCTGCCGCAATCCACCAAATGCCTGTAGTTTCCCGCAGATATGTATAGATTTCGTTGATTGATATGATCGGAACATTGTAGTCAGGTGCCCTGAACGTTCCGTACTTGAAGAACTCTGATACTTCCATATGCGGAAGCCTGATTATCTCGGTATTATATCTACTCTCGTAGTATCTGAGCAATCTTTCCTGAAACTCCAGATCGGGGCAGATATACATAAAAAAGGGGACTACACGCTTAAAATACTTAAAGCATAGATCCATTGTAACTACACTGTCCTTGCCGCCCGAGAAACCGACAAGAACTTCGTCCGTGATTTTTGACATGACCTTTATGCGGTCATACAGTGCTACAGACATATCAACCGCCTGAACCGCCGTTGCGCTTACGTCTGTTTATGTTTCTGCGGACACGGCTCTGATTTGCTGCTGTCATTCTGCTATATCCCCTGGGCAGCTGGTTAAATACAGAGCTTGCGGCACGAGCCTGACCACGATTATAGTTGTAATTCGTATCTACTCCTGTAGTCCTGTTCACTCTACGCTGTACAGGTGTCAGTCCTCTCGTCTGATTAGCCGCTGTAGGCTGTGCCTGAACGTCTCTCTTACGTCTTGTTGCCATAAAAATTCACTTCCTTGCATAAAATTAGAAGTTGCGCCGATAGTGGAAAGTATCGGCGCAGAATAACGGAGGCGGGAATGTAATGTCACAGTTCCCTATATATAATTATACCATCTTTTCAGGCATAAACAACGGTTTACAGTCAAAAAAGGACACTCCCATTTTGCCGCAAACTATTGAAAAAAGACTGATTTGTGATATACTTAGAATTGCCCGAGAGCCTTAATGCCGAACACATTAAGCCGAAAAAATCCCCGCCATCTTTTTCCTTCGATGGTGGGGATTTTTTACTGCTTTTTGGGTATTATTACTTTATCGAGGACATCAAGTATCGGCTGCCCTGTCCTCTTCTGGGCATATTCGTTAACAGCGTTTATTATCAGTCCGTTTACTGATAAATTGTTTTCTTTTGCAAACGCTTTCAGTACATCTTTGTTGCCCTTCTTGATCTTGACCTCAAGGCGGTCATACGCCTTTGCAAGGTATCTTTGAACTGCCTTATTGCTTTTATCAGAGTACATCAAACCACTTCCCTTCACCTGTATTATATCATTCAATTATAGATATGTCAATATATCCTGAAAAGCGGCTCACATCACACGAGCCGCTTTTTCTGTCAAATGTCGTTTCGTTGCTTTTTTGGAATATACTGCTCAATGTATTTCATAACAGGATCCCATATTGTAATAATTGCCCTTTGGTCATTGTGATGTGTTACAGAAGGACAGAATATAATCTCCATACTGCCGCCGTTCTGCCGTTCGACCCAACGCTTGAGCCTTTCAAGCTCTTTTCGGAATGTGCTGATGTTCGTGTATGGGGTTGCTTTTTTGACCGTTACAGTATAACCCGGTGAACAATCCACTGCTTTGCTCTTCGGGAATATGTAGCAGTATTCAGACCGCCACATAATTTCTTTGACATATTTGGGAATAGTCATCTCTATTACCTCACCTTCAAAATTGCCGTTTCGTTCTTGCTCATTCGATGTCGGACTTTTACCGACAGACGGCAGGCGTGTTATCTTTCACGCCTGTACATATCAATTAAGTCTTGCTGTCTCCAACCTTCTTGCACCATCGGATCGCACTCATAATCCTCTATGAACTTCTGTGCATCTTCTGCCGCAAGTTGCTCACACTCGCAGCCATTTTCAATAGGTTCACCGCAATAGGGACAAAACGCCTTTTTCATACTGTACCGCCTTTCTGTATGCTTGTAGGGCGGCTTGTCGCCGCCCCTGGTGTGTTATGCAAGCTTGGGCTGTGCTTTGCCTGTGAAAGTCTCACAGCCGTAACGCTCTTTTATCTGGTCAAGGTTCATCTTGCTGTGTCGTCTTGCACCCTCTTCTGCGGGGTGCCAATACCACGCCTGTTTTTTGTTTGCCCACTTAAAACCAGCTGATTTGATTGTCTCACGATGTGGGTATGTGTTACCTGTTACCCATACCCACGAGCCGACAAGATCAATCTCTATGCCGTCACAGCCGATAATGGAATTGATGACCGCCTTGAACTCTTCGGGTGCTTCGTCAGCCTCTCTGCGGCTCTCTGCGCCACTTTCGGCGCTGGCGGTAGAATTACCCTCTGAGGTGCCTGCCGTGCCGTGTACGTTCTTGTAGCGTGCCCACGCTACATCATATTCGGCATTGATTTCTTTCATCGCCGTTTCATTCGCTTCGCCCGGGTGCAGGTCGGGGTGGTATGCCTTGCACAGGTCACGATACATCTTCTTGACCGCTTCGGCGGTCGTGCAGCCCTTGAACCATTTCATAATATCTCGCCCTTTCATATGGGCGGCGTATGTGCCGCCCGTTGGAATTATTCGCATTATTTGCAATAGGTTTTTGTGTAGATAATCTTCGTACCTTCGCATGTTATAATCGTCACGGTGGGTATGCCGCTGCGGAGTATGGTATTTGCAAGATGTTTTGCACACTCACGGTTCGTAAACTTTGGGGTTTGTTTCTTTGTGCCGTTTTTTTCGTATGCTACATAATATTTTTTCATAGGTACTTGCCGCCTTTCGTTTTTCATTGATATCATTATAGCACATAGTTATATTTACGTCAATATACATATTGCATAAATACGTCAATATAAATTTGTTTATTTTATATATTGACGTAAATATAATCATGTGCTATAATATAACCATAGTCAAACGAAAAGGGCAAAGCCCAAAAGGAGAGTAAATATGGAAAATATAAAAACCCTTATCAACAAGCTCGAAAAACTTGTTGAGCTTGCAAATGAAGCTGAGGAAAAATGGGAAGCAAGACCCGAAGATGTAAAACTTGAAGCGGCATTTGTCAGAGCTTATGCTGCTGAAGGTAAAACCAGAGAGGAACTTGCTGTAGCTATTTCAAATTATGCAGGTATCGATACCAAGATAGCTTACAAGATGACTTACAAGACCTTCGAACAGCTCAAAAGCCTTGCCGCAAGAACCTAAAACACGAGAGGAGAAATGAATTATGGAAAAGAATGTCAAGATCACAGGCGTTAAGAAGGCTGTCGGCACCTACAAGAGAGCTAACAGCGGCGGCCCGTACCACGACAACTACGGTGTAATACGTGTTGATCGTAACACCGGCGAGGTTTGGTGCGATGAATACGCAAGCTCAAATTCATGGACTGTGTACAATGACAAGGCGATTGCAGATGTATGCACATACCCCAAGCCCGTTAACATGGAAAACGTCAGAACCACCGCCGAGAGAATGTGCAGAGAATGGGCGGAAGTTCAATAAGCAGAGTGGCACGGCGCAAGCCGTGTTAATGCGGTCAGGCAGACGGTCACAAACCCCGAGAGCCGCAAAGAAAGGAAGTATTGCTATGACAGTAAACAAAATTAAGTATGGCATTAGTTATTTGCCCGAAGATTGCTTAGCGTATAAAGACGGGTACAGATACGGTGCATTTTGGAAAAACACAGAGACAAAAGAAATGCACATTGTAGAATTTTTCAAAACACTTGACGAAGTTCAGCAGTTTGTAAACAACAACAGAGAATACGGCAGAGCATAACGCAGAGTGAGCACATGCCCGCAGGAAAGGAAGTATATCATGTTTGATTATAACAACAGACATTGCAGCCCCGAAGAGGCTGCTGAGTTGAGAAAGAAGCACCCGGTAAGGAGATTGCCTTGCGCAGGCTGCAAATACCTTGATGATGAGATGTGCTGCGATCATTATGACATCGCACATCGTAATCGCAACGCAGACGGCAGCTACACCCCATGCCCCCACTACTGCCCAAAGGAGGATTGACACGATGGCAAAGGCTATATTTATTCACAAATCGCTGCCGATGATGAACTTCATCGACTTTGACGGCTCTCTCGACTGGTATTACAGTAAAATTGGCTGTAATACCATCGACATAGTTCACGCTTACGGGCTGGACGGCATAGCAGGGCTTGAAAATATTGATATCGTTTGTGACGATGAGGGGCTTCTTGACGATGCCCCCGAAGTCAACATTCTTGCATCTCTGCTTTATGGCGCAGCTGTTCACGGTCAGCCGATAGTTGGTAATGTCATCATCAGCGCCCACGATGCCGCAGGAAACGACATCGGATTGACAGATCAGCAAATACAGAAAATCGCCTGCTTTTTGGCTCAATAAAACAAAACCGCCCTTGCTATGATTGCAGGGCGGTTTTTGCTATTTCTTTCGATGCTGCCGTTTGTATTCATTGTGCTTTTCACGGCACTCAGCGCACCATTTGCTTTTTCTGTAGGTCAGCAGCTTTCCACATCGCAAACAGCGGTGTTCCTTGATGCGCTGATTTTTTCTGTACAGGTAATATTCCCTTGAATAGGTTTGCGGCATATTAACTCCTTGCCCGAGAGGTCTATGTATCAATCGTTTGCATACGGTTCAGGCAGTTCAGATGCCCCCTTAAATATCGCCTTTGGCTCTGTGCAGAGACTTGTCCGCATCGAAACCGTCAGGATATCTCTTGCGGAGCTTGTCAACATTCATCTGGAAGATAGTTTCAAGGTCATATCCGATAGCCTGAGCGCCTACCGCCAGATACCAAGCAACGTCCCCCAGTTCCTTTGCGATGTGTTCCTTGTCAAGTTCATGCCCCTGGAAAGTCGCCTTCTTCACAATGTCGGCAACTTCTCCGCCCTCGCCGCACAGTCCGAGAGCTGCATTTATCAGCATTCCGTTGTGTTCATAGTTCATGCCGCTTGCTGTGCGCATAGCTTCCTTCTGATATTCATTGATAGTCATTGTCTTTTCTCCTTTTCATCTTTTTGGTTATGTATTGGTTTTCCGCATTCAGGGCAGAAGTTCAGCACGATCTCATGCACTTCTGTTCCGCCGTGAGGACTTTTCAGCGTGACCTTGCCGTCCTTGAAGAAACGCGGGATTGAATAGCTGCACAAAAAGCAGTGTTTATTTTCCATCTCCGTCAATCCCTCCAAGCTCAATAAGCTTGCTTTCATACCATTCTGCCTTTGAGATATCTTCCGCCCAATTCTTCTTGTCCGCCCTGAAACGGTACTTGTAAGCGTTGCACATACAGAAATGCTTGACCGCCTCAACGCCGAACATGGCGAGCATTACGTCTATGCACTCGTTCTTTCCCTGATAGTGTGCCGGGTGATCTACGTGTTCCTGTTTCTCAGTAGCTTTATACGTCTTATATTCTTCATACCAGCTTTTGCCCTTTATATAGCTACAACATCTGATTTTTGCCATTACTTTTTACCCTCTTTCTTATCATCAATCAGTCTGTTCATGTAAGGAAGCGTAAGTATCCATTCACAGAACCGCACCCATTCGTCCAGCTTGTGAGCTTTTCTGGAATGGTACATATTCATCAGGACTTCGTAATTGACCTGCACAGTCGCAAGTTGATTGTAGCTTGACGGCAGCAGCTGAATAAGCTGCCACCAGGCGGATTTATCCTTGCTTTTAAGGTAACATTCACGCTCGGCGTTCAGTGCTTTGATCGTGTCCTCTAAGATCATTTCAGAATGACCGTTAAGATGTTCGTGAGAAAAATCATCAAGCACAAATTTCCTTGCCGCTATCATGTGCATTGTGGAGCAGGAGTTGCGAACCGTACCTACCTTGTACGTATCCCATTCCTTCCACCAGTAAAGCGGAGCCACAATATCCATTGTAACGTTTATCATGCGGAGATATTTCCTGTGATCTGTTCCTGCTTTGCAGAGCTTTCTCATAAGAGTAAGGTCATTATCGCCCACAATATAGGCATCGTCATATTTATTGCACACGAATTGATTATCTTCATAATTGCCGTGCGGACACCTTTCACATTCCTTTGCATTGGTACAACAATAGCCTATACTGTCTGATTTACCCCAACTGTTCATCGGATTACGCATTCCTCTTATAGCAGCTTCCCAGCCGTTGATCTCAACATCTTCAATTTTTATCATTTCCCGACCTCATCTCTCCAGTTGATACAGTTTAAAAATTCAACATCGTCCATGTCAATTCCTTCAAGAAACTTGCGTCCGTCTATGTGGTCGCTGTTTCCGTTCGGGCATTCCATATTGCCCTCCGCAACGCCGTATAACCTACAAATCAGCGGTCTGACAGGATATATCAAACACTTTTTCTTCACCTCATCACGAAAAGGACAAGTGTTTTTGCGGCTGCTTATAGGTTTGATGGAATTTTTAGCTATGTATTTTCTGATTTCCGCTACTTCCTCAGTAGTTGCAGTAATAATACCGCAGCATTTTCCGCAGTTTGTGCAGTTCTTGTGAACGGGAATGTTCAGCATATTCCACTTCATTCCTGTTCACTCTCCGCTTCCTCAATTACCTTAAAGAACTCGCTAGCTTTCATTTCAACAAATCCCTGTGGGGCTTTCAGCGCTGGTAAATTTGGTGCAGAGATGCTACAGTACACACCATCCTTATAATTGAAAAGACGGGTACTAAAATCCCCGTAGGAACAATCATTGAAAAAGAATGGAACAAATGGCTTTTGAGGCATTGAAATATTATCTTTCGCAAATGCTCTTCCGATCACGCTGTTCTTTTTGAACGCACGGAAACCCTTGTAGCGAACGTCTCTGAACTGCTTTCCAAATTTTTCCATAATTTCGCTTGTTTCAGGTACCCAAAGATAGCCTTCCCAAAGCATAAACTTGCTTCCTGGTATGTCATGCTCTTCCATGAATTTTGACATAGCTTCGATTGCTTCTTTACGCTTGGTCTGATAATTGATATACTGCTGATAACGCTTGCTGTCCTTTGTGATTTCAAAATACTGTTCCATAATCATATCTCCTTGTTTAATTTATGACATATTTTCGCCGACAACAACTGACCTTTTCTGCGCCTTTTTAGGATTTCTGTCCTGCATTATCTCATCAGCCCAATATTCAGCGTCATAGTGGTGAACATATACAGGCATCTCGTCAAGAAACTCAGGAAAGAAAGAACCAAGAACAATTTGCTTTGCTTCTTCAAGGTCAACGTTGTATTTCTTGCTAAGTTCTTCCGCAACAAATTGAGTGGTTTTATCCATTATCTTCACCTCCGTCCATCTTTGCCCCACAGTTAGGGCAGTAATCCGATAAAACAAATTCGTCATTACAGCTAAATATAGCTTCGTTGCCACAATTGGAGCATTTATATCCCGCAATTGGGTCACGTCCTGCGAATTTAGGGTTGAAGCCTGTCATTTCGCTTTCTGATATTGGCTTCCAAAATCCACGCTTCACGGGCGCAAAATCTTCTGTCGGGAATATTTCGATAACCTTTTTCAGGTGGTCAAACAGTAATGCTTTTGGCAGCGCCTTTGATTTCAGCTCTTCTATCGTGTCTATCACAAGCTCTTTGTCTATGTATTCAGCCATTGTCAGCCCTTCTTTCCATAATATAGCACCAGCTCTGCGGTGGGCGCACAATCTCTACTGGTTCCCCAAATCGTGTTGTCCCTCGCAGTCTGGCAAAATTGCTCATCGTGTAAGGCTCATCATAAGCTTTGAAGTCGGAGATGTGCCAAAGATACACAGTTTCACCCATCTCATACTCAAAGTATTCCTCATAGGTCATACAGGATTGAGCAAAAAGTGCAGGAGCATTAAACACGGTGTTCGGGGGTAATGTTTCAATATCGCTGCATATAAATTCGCCAATTACACCGCCGTTGAAAATGTTCCATATCTTCTCTGCTTCTTTTCTTCCATATCCTCTAAGCAGTGTATACTCCGTGTGCCAATCGCCCCGAAATGTGCAATAAATATAGCACTTAAACGGCGGTTTCAGCCTCGGCTTTGTCTTGCGGACTTCAATAGTCTTTTTCCCGTTTGCGATAAGTTCACACCACTTCGACTGAACGCTGATTAAAACAGCTTCTTTATCCATTGTCAGCCCTCCTGTTTCAAATTTCTGCCGCACATCGGGCAGTAGTTGATCGACAGTATTTCAAAATGTCGGTCGTCGGTACAAAGTGTAAACTCCTGCTCACCAGCCTTTATCATTACAAACGGGTCGCCGTTTGTGTTTATTTGCTCACTGACATCTCTCTTGGAAAAATCACAGTACGGGCATGGCTTCAATTCGTCGTCAAGCTCAATCATCTTCCTCACCGTCCTCCAGCAATTCTGAATTATCGTATATATTGCCTATAACTTCGCAATATCTGGAAGTTGTATATGGATATAAATCTTTGGGCAAAACATTGTTCTTCTTCCAATAATCACCCCTATTACAAAAGAATATTTTTTTTACCCACTTATGCTCTCCCCACTCGATGATATATCGTGAAATATCAGTGCCACCAGTTGGAGTTCCAACGGAGTTAACCAATCGGCTAACGCTTTCAATAATATCCCCCTCAAAAATCTTGGTGCTGTTTTTATCGGTCATCCCTGTGTACTGACCAACAGTATTAGGGCTTACCTCAATACCTGTAACATCGTTGTTTCTGCCGTTTGTGTTGTCCACGATACACAGGATATAACCGCCGTGACCGTCAGATATATGACGTAAATCGCCATATATCCATTTGCCACTATCTTTTTCCTTGCCACGGAATAAATATTTTTCGTAATCAGACATTTTCATCACATCCGTCCATCTTCGCCCCGCAGTTGGGGCAATAGTTTTCTTTCGCTTTCGTTTCTCGTCCGCACTTCTTGCACATCCACCCTTCAAGCTGTCTATATGCGTCTCGGATTTCTTCCCATTCGCCGTGCTTCACTGGTGCGACGTCGGCGGCGGGATAATCGTACAGCAGCACTATAAGCTCACAATCGCATTCTTCGTCTTCTCTTAACTTTTTTATAATTGCTTCACGTTCTATGTATTCTTTTTCAGCCATTGTCAATCTCCTTTCTGCAAAACGCCCAAACAGGGCAACAGCCTTTCGGACAATTTTTGCCTATATCCAGCCACCAAGCGTTTCGTGGTTTGGCGCAGGGGTCATCAGGGTCAGTCCCAAATCCAAAACGGACGTATCCGTCAAA